CGCCCGGGTGATTTGTCGTATTTGTTCCCATATATGGTGCAAGCGTTGGTTCAATCAGGCAATGCTCATTTTTGCTCACAATCGTTGTCAGCGGTTCTCTTACATCCTTACTCCGATCCTTTGTGAACCCGGTCTGCCCGATCTGCACCATATACGGCTCTACAATCCCGTATCCATGCTTTCCGGTTATGGTCGGCATCGGTTCCCGGATATCGTTCGGTCTGCGCTCGCCGCCGTGATTACACTGGATGATAAATGGTTCTGGATTGTCGAGTACAAACTTTTTCAAACCTCTTGCAATCCGATCCATTGTTTTCTTTGCCAGTGGGCGAACCGCCCGGATACCGTACTTTTCTTTGATTTCCTCGGATGTGTCAAAAATGCTCGGACATGGCCGGCTGAAATCAATCTGTGTGTATGCTCCTACGTATGGTTTTAACAGTCCGGCTTTTACCGCTTCGCTATCCGCAGGGGCGTGTGTTGGCTCTGGCCAGACAATCGGTTTACCATCACATCGTGCGATCATGAAGAATCGTTTGCGCATGGTCGGCGCTCCATAATCGGCGGCAATCAGCTCACGGAACTCCACTTTATAGCCAAGGTCCCGAAGTTGCTGTACGAACCGCTCAAATGTCTTACCCTGTTTGCTTTTAATCGGATGATGCCGTCTGTTTAATGGTCCCCATGTTTTGAACTCTTCCACGTTCTCCAACATGATCACCCGTGGTCTTACAAGTCCAGCCCATCGTAATGCTACCCATGCAAGACCACGGATATTCTTATCCTTTGGCTTTCCACCCTTGGCTTTGGAAAAATGCTTACAGTCCGGGGAAAACCAGGCAAGTCCGACCGGATGCCCATTGCATGCCTTGACCGGATCAACCGCCCACACGTTTTCACAGTAGTGCTTTGTATTCGGATGGTTTGCCTTGTGCATCTTAATAGCTTCTGGATCGTGATTGATCGCAATATCAACGCTGTATCCAGTTGCTAACTCTATACCGGTGGAAGCACCACCGCCACCGGCGAAATTGTCAACGATCAGTTCTCCGTTAATCATGGCATCACCTCCGGCATAAAATCAAACAATGTTGGCTCGTCCACCTCATTTTCCGCCGCCTGCAGATATCCAACACCATCCCGGAAGTAATCCGGATTCAATTCACATCCCTTACCGTTCCGGTGCATCTTAACCGCCATCATTGGAACTGTCATAAGACCACCAAACGGATCATAGACCGTATCACCCTCATTGCTATATCTGTTGATGATTCTCTCCACGATATCCAACTGTAACGGGCATACGTGCATCTGAGCGCGTCTGCGGCTCTGCGTGGTATTAAGGGTACGCATCCGGTTGATATCATCCCATACTTCCAGCTGATTCCATGATCCCGGTGCAACAACCATAAATGTTGCCGGGAGCTTCCCGTCCTTGTCCAGATCTTCCGCAAGTTTCACATGATCCTCATAGTTATATACATTGCCGCGGCTGTACTCTCTGTACACTGTCTGTAAGCTATCAACCGGGAAATCTTTGAGCTCTTCCTTGCTGATCAGTCGGTCTCCTGACGATCTCCAATAACCATGTGCATCAATCTGCCACTGTGCCCGGGTGTAATCCTCTTTGGATTTCTTGACCGGAACATCTGCGTATGCCGTAGATCTGTCGGTTGGCAGTTTACGGAAAAGTAAGATATATTCCGGACATCCTACACCCATCTTTGAACCATCCTTGCACTGTTCCGTCCATCCGAGGCGGTATGTCTGGTTATTCTCACGAACCACATCAGTCACGACCGTAATCATGCCGAAATACTGAAAACCATGCTTCATGTAATGTGCAATACAGAGTGCATGAAACGGCTCTATTGTAGGCATACCGGTTCCGGTTGCATTGCCAAATAATACACGGTCCTTAACATGGATTGCAGCCACACGCCCCGGCTTCAGGACTCGGAGCAGTTCTGGTGTGAGAAAATCCATCTGCTCAAAAAATCGGTCCGTATTCTGGTTATGCCCGAAATCGTTATAATTTGCACTGTATTCGTAATGGTTGCCGAATGGAATCGAGGTATGTATAAGATCAATGCTGTTCGTTTCCATTGCTCGGGTTTCCTCTACGCAATCCCCATATACCGCTTCATAATGGTTTCCTCTCACTGTTCTCTCTTCTCTGCTGCCTTCCACGCCCATCTTCCTTTCTAACCGCTGTGTCTTATTTTCCGAGTTAAGACCATACTTCTTTACAATCTCGATCATCTTTGCAACCATGTGATTGTGATTCTTCCATTTTTCAAGCAATGCTTCCCTAATCTGTCGCTCGTTCTCCATGTAGATAATGTCGATCACAACCGGTTCTTTCTGTAAAAAGCGGTAACACCGGTGTACCGCCTGAATAAAATCGTTGAACTCATAATCAATTCCAAGGAATATCTCCCGGTGACAATATCTCTGAAAATTACATCCGGATCCAGATAATGATTTCTTCGTAGCGAACAACTTTGTCTGTCCATTCGAGAAATCAATTACCCTCTGCTCGCGCAGGTCATAATCCATCGATCCGTAGATATCCACCACTTCCGGCAACGCTTTCTTGATCGCATGCCGTTCATTCTCCAGATCGTGCCACAACAAGAAATGATCGTCCGGCGATTCTTCCACAATCCTTTTCATTTCTGTTACACGGCGGTCAATGCTTTCTCTTTTAACTGCCGCAGCTTCTTTCAATCCCTCGGCAGCTTCCTGAAATAACTGCATCTGGCCGTCACGATCTGCAGTATCGCCATAATGCACCGGCAATTCATGCCATCTTACTTCAAGCGGCGGCAGATCATATCCCTCATCGGAATATACCGGATTGAGATCTGAAGGCTTCGTGATAAAAAGCGCCCAGCTTGACACCCACATCCAAAATTCATCTTCCATATTTGGATATAATGTCAGATTGTTTGCTTTTGTGCTGTCTCTCTGGAAGAACCGCGTCAATGCCTGCCCGGTATCCATCACTTCCAGATATCCGGCATAATGGATCAGCTCTTTGTATTTGTTTGGTGATGGTGTAGCCGTGGCTACCAGCTTATACGGAACGTTCTTGAATTTATCCAAGAATGTCTGATAAGTCTTGCTTCCGAAACTCCTTAAAACACTGGCTTCATCCAAGGATGTCGCTGTGAAGTAGTCTGGTCGGATATCTCCATCCCGGACACGCTCATAATTTGTCAATACGATCTGGCTTATGCTCTGCTCCACTTCTTCCATTGTTCGGCAATACTCCGGCTTTTCATATCCAAGCACTTCCACCGCGTCATGTGTGAACTCCTGCTTCACTCCAAGCGGTAACACGATCAACGCACGTCCGCCGCTATACTCTGCCGCCAAGTGGCAGAATTCAATTTCCTGCACGGTCTTTCCAAGTCCGAAACTTTCAAACAGTGCACGTCTGCCACCTTTCAGCGCCCACACCACAGCATCCCTCTGGTGCGGTTTCAATACCTTGTTGACTTTTTCCGGATCCACAACAAATCCGCTTTCTGTTGCAAGTTCAATCTTTGTTTCTAAAAATTCTTTATATGTCATTTTTCAAAAGGAACCCGATATATCGTTGCCCCGGCCGGAGGTTCGGCTCCTTTCTTAATGCTCTATTTTTTTAGATAATCATACAAAATGTTAACAATAAGCCCACATAAGATTTCGAAAATGATCTGATATACCTTATCCATTTGCAGAACCTCCTTTTTCGTAATTGAGATCTCTGCATTTAATATGAAATAAGAAAATAACAAACAAATTAACTGCTTACAAAAAGTCTTCTAAACTCATCTGCCCTTTGCAATTACCACCGATCGTTGTCGGATCCCATCCAACTCCAATGTAGTCCAGAACCTTCGCCCATCCGTAGTCGTTCCCGTCAGCATCCTTGCACATATGGAACATCAGATAGTCCCACTCTTTCGGGTTGCTCTCATACAACAGATCAAACCGATGCGGTCGCTTCTCCATGTGGATTCCGAAGCCACACATACTGCATCCGGTACGCTGTGCCTTTGTTGTATACAATGTACCGTCCGGCTTTCTCTCGATCGTACCGTAAATCTCCGGTATCAAAGATTCCGGCATCTGAAAATCTTCTGTTATTATCCCATCCTTGATTCCAGCAGCACGATACTTCTCTTTTAATCCGTTCTTCCAGAGATCATCCATCTCCAAGGCAAGCGTAAGAATGTCCTGCCGGTGGAAGATTGCAAACGGCGCTGATCTGATCGTAGAAGCCCCGAAGTAATTGCATCCATTCATCCGCAGGCTCTTGGCACGTCTTCCACCCTCGGATGCCATCAGTCCCAAATATGGCACACTGTTATGCTCTTTTCCCCAGTCATCACAATTCTTTTCTTTAAGGTAATAGCAGCATTTCGCTGATACCAGAAAATCCGGCTTTTGAAAGTCGCATCCTTCGGTTTCATTTTCATACCCACCGAACAGCTTCAACCACCGCTGATTAAGCTGCATCTTCGAATTCTTCTGCCAGCCACCATATTCCCCGGTCTCTCCCGTTATAATCGCGTGTCTGACTGTCTTATTCTTCTCGGTTGGATTCTGCAGCAACTCGATTTTCCCGGCGATTTCCTTAGATATGACCGGAAATCCAAATTCCTGTATAACCTTCGGTTTCGTCCATCTGGTCCCATCATCCCGCATGAGCGGCGGCACATTTATAATTCCGATTGCTTTATGCACCCTCTGGATGCTTCGATCTTCCAAAGTCGATGCGGATACTCCCGGAACATCAATCCCGCAAACCTCATGGAGAAATATGTATAAAATGATGCTATCCAGACCTCCGACTGATACATGGCAGTTCAAACCACGTTTATCACATTCTGATTTAAACTCTTCGGCTCTGATCTGCGCATACTTACGCTTGAAAGCATAATCCTGCTTTTCTTTCTGCATGAACGAAGCGATCTTCTCATAAGCACCAAGTCTCTCCATTCTTTCTTTTACTGATTCCATTTGTTTTTGGAGTAAAGAGCTCTTTTACGCTGGCCAGCAAACCTCTTACTCCTTTCGACTTATTTTTTCTTTTTCCTTTTCTGCTTAAACTTAAAAACATCATTTTTCTGACGGCTTACCATGCTACGATAGCCGTTCATTTTACTGGCTCTGCTTTTACTCATACCTCACACTCCTTTCGGTTTTTCACACCGCTCAAATTCGATCACCCATACCCACGGGTTTGCATCCCAACTGTAACGATCAAGATCAGATTTCTTGATGGTTGAATCCCAAAGGTCATGAAACATACCTTTTACGAACTCGTCTCCGACGTATTTTAAATGTTCTTCTTCAATTCCTTCTTTCACACACCCTTTTCCGTCAATATCCTGCAACCGCTCCACCCTCACATCCGTAGCCCGGAGCCAGATACGTGCCGCTCCTTTCGGCATATGAATGGACGGACGGTATATCAGTTTTGATGATTCCTTAAATGTAGGCAAGTCTGCCAGCTTATCATCAGCCCTGTAAATATATGTTCCATCTTCATATCCTTCGCTCCATGTTTCTCTCACGTACAGTATATCGTCCGTGTGATATGGCGGATTCCATCGTTTGCTTAATTCCTCATCTTTTATATTTTCCGGAAGCTTATATTCTTCGCCCCAAAATTCGTGTGCTCCCCTGTTTGGATATGTCCATTTTCCTATACAACCCTTGTGGCTTCCTGCGTATGTATAACATAATCTTGCTTTTGGTTGTGGCTTTACAACTCTCCTAGTACAACCTTTTCTTCCGTCCAGAATTGCTTGAACCATTTCTGTATTGAATAAAATCGGTTTAATTGCCATCTGCGCCACCTACTCTTTCAAAATAGAACTTTATAGGTTCTCTGTTTTCCTGTACCATGCCATACCGCAAGGCTATATTGTATGTACACACATCTCTTTTCAGCCGGTCTGGTATTTTTTGCAGCTCTTTTCTAAAGTCTTCTAAGTCCATCGTTGACTTATACCGATTGCACGAACCACAGGACGGCATAAGATTTTTGATATCATGCACGTCTATTTCTGTGTATTCATAATTTCTAAGGCAATGTAAATGGTCTACGTTGAAGCCTTTCTCCGGTATTTCACAGCCACAATAAGCGCAATGCCCATTGTATTTCGCATACACCTGTTTCCTTACGGATTTAGGAATCGGTTTTCGCATCTACTCCACCGCCTTTCACAATCTCGATCTTTACCCTCCTGTTCCATGTTTCCTTTGCTTTTCCCTGCGCGTCCATCTTGTTAGGAAATTCTTTAATTTTTACATACGGACCAGCACATCCGCATTTACCGCATATAATCCTGTATCCTTCACTTCCCATTTTTCTTACACTCACTCTGCGGTCATGGCAGCCACAGAACGGGCACGGTTTAAGTTCTTTACTCATGCTATTTCTCACTTTCTAACAACTCGGGATTGTCAAATTTGTTGCCGATAACACTACATTCACCCAAAACCTCATAGCTTTCAGCAGATAATCTGTTTGTCACTTGGAAAGACAATGTTTCTTCATCCCACACAACTTCACCGGCACAATCTGCTTCTGCATATCCGCTTTCTGTGCTATATGTGTCAAGATAAGCAATTACATCGTGTTCAAATATCAATTTCTCATCTCGATCTGTCCGTCCAGTGCACCGGCAGATGGTGGATGGAATACATTCGTAAAGTTTCCACTCCCCGCTTGTCTCACTAATTGCGACATGACCATCGGGTGAATCAATACGATTTCCGATAACCCATTCGCCGGTATCAGTCCTTTTGCCACGACATAAAAATCTATTTTCCATGACTTTCTCCTTTCTCCGGATATACAAGCTTCAAATCATATCCGCTTGTAATAAATTTCAACGTCAATTCGTGATTGACTGCGTTTCCGAGTTTATCGTAAATCCAGTACATATCCTCTTGCGTGAATTGTGTTCCGAGATATTCATTGTATCCAGAAAGAAGTGATTCCCTCCATTCTTTATTTCTCTTCTCTTGGCGGTAAGGTTCTCCATTTGCAAGTGGTCTGGAACACCACTCTAAAAGTTTACAGATAATATCTTTCTGTGTATTACAGTCTTTTGCTGTAAAATATACATTCCCTTTGTCTGATAAAATAAGTTCTCCAAATTGAGTGATATAACTCTTCGGAAAGCATTTCATCACATTGAAAATTTCATTAAACATCCTTTTTCTCCATTTCTTTCAACTTGGCTTCGGCTTCCTCTTGTGATAAAAACCAGGTTTCCTTGTACATTTTTTCTGACAGGATTCGGTCTGTTGCATATTCTCGATCCTTATCACACTCCATGTACCATCCTTTTTCTGTAAAAGTAATCAAGGCTACTTTCTGATGATAAACTTTGTTGTTCTCCGGGTGCAGACTTAAAATATTTAATCCACAATTGATTTTGCTAGGAATTATATATACATCTGAGCCAATTCCACACGGCAACCGCAGAAGTAATCCCTGCTCCTCGGCATCCTCATAGTCTTTGAGTTTCCGATATACTGCGTCTATTTCTTCACAGTCTGGTTCGCAAGCCCTTTCCCATAATTCATCATCTATCCATGATGGATTGCTTTCTGTTAATCTCTCCATGCTATTCCTCGCTTTCTCTGTACGGCTCTGGCAATGGCATCCAAGCGATAACATCCAGAATATTCATTCCATCCGTGAAATTAATTCCATTCCAAAACGCTCTAAACGGATATACCTTATCCTGCTCACTACTTCCGTATTTTGTTGTTACCAAATATACTTCCAAACATTTTCCATCAAACAATGGGTTTTCTTCCGGTTCTTCCGGAATCTGTTCACTACATGGAATCCACTTGTTATCCATTCTGTTCACTTCCTTGCATGGTAACTGTAAAGGCAACCCATGCCGTTCAGCATCTTCGTATTCCCCAAGCTTGTTCAGAATGGCTTTAAGCCTATGTTCCGATGAAAATGTATTACAAAGAATGCTTAAATGCTCCTTAGAGACATACTTTCCATGCTTATCTTTTTTCGTAAGTCTTCTGTTTTCCAGTTCTCTATCACAGGCTTTAATCCTTCCTTTATTTTTCCCACCGTTTTGTTCCATTGTCTCGATTGCCTGCTTAATCTGATATGCCGTTGCCCGATTAAGTTCTGATGTAAAATTCAAATCCGTTGCTGGCAATGAACAAAGGTTGCTTACTACATTTCCGCCCATACTATTCCTCACTTTCTGCCAACTTTGCCATTTTCCAATCGAGTATATCTTTGACGACGTCAAGCACGCTCCATGATGTTGCTCCTCCTGACCACGCATACACCGTTTCATGCTCATATTTTGCAAAATATCTTTTTCTCCACGTTTCTTCTTCGCTATTTCTTACCAAAATCTGCGTATCGACTGCTACCTTACTCCAATCAACAGATGGCTCAACATACTCACTATTCGCCCATTTCAGTATTTTTTCATTACAATCTGAATAACCGAAATCACAATCTTTGCAAAGAAGATTGTCACAAGAAGTCATTTTCCCGTTGCGAACTGCAATTTTATCTCCCTTACACGCAAGTTCTATAATCTCATTTCCATATTTTCTTTATTCGTCATGTTTACACCGCCTCTCCTGTAACAATATCCCAATGCTCATCCTCAATAAACGTCTGCCGGATAATCGCATCTGACAGATAGTGTTCTTTGCTCTTCGGCTGTTTTCTCCAATAGGAATCAATGTAATACGCAACCCACTTCATAAATTCCTCGATCTTGGCATTCGAGAATCGATATGACTCTTTCAATGTCGGGATTGTCAGATACATCGTAGATGCAAGTGCGCTCTCGATGTTCCGGTCAGCACCAAGCACTGCACGCCCTTTCTGAATATCCGCCATGTACAACTTCTGCGACATTGGTATCGACTTCACCCAGCCGGCCACATCAATTTTCCGTTTCCGGCAATACTCCATCATGCTTTCGTTCGTAACATCTTCGTTATCATCGTCCTGCCATGCAACACGCTTGCTTACCGTTTTGGTGTAATAGTTCGTGATCTGCTTAAATGTCAGATCAAATTTGTCATACAGTGCAAGGGCAAATATAAATCCCATATGGTTCGCAATATTATCCCCAAGGCGTGCCTTTGCAAGTTCCTTTTGGTATACGCTCATCGGTATCAGTTGCTCCCTTTGTGTTACTCCGTGCATTACTTCTCCTTTCCAGCATTCCGCCCTTTTACACAGGTGTTCCAAAATCTGCAACTCGGATCACAGACTTTCGTCTTGTCCCCATAGCTGCAAATCCTGCCGCTGCCGTAGTAAGTAGGCTCTGTCTTAAATTTCTTGTATGCTTTCGGGTCTCGATGTTCCGGCTTGGAATCTTCGTATCCTTGGATCTGCCCGATCAGCTTTATATTTTCACGCTTCAGACGTTTGTCCTTATTGCTTTTATGTATTTCTCTCACCCCTTTTGGTAATGGGGCGATTGCCGCCCCGATATTGGCAAGTTAAGATCATGGCTTTTGTGATAACTATAATTCCGCACTTGCAATGGTTTCTTTTGCTTTCGCTGGTGTTTCAACCGTCCATCAGCTTCCGGATCATGTCCTCCTGATGCAGCTCTGCGATATGATCCCGCACGCTTTCTTCCGGGAATGCGATCTGGTAGGTTCGCTCCTTGATCCGGTTCGTGATGCGGTCATCATACTGCAGCGTTTCCAGAGATTCATTACTTGTGAAAATCGTCACTTTCCGGTTTATATAACGCTCATTGATGATCTGGTACAGCTTGTCATTGATCCAGTCTGCCGGCCGTTCCACTCCGAAATCATCAATGACCAGGATATCTGTGGTGCAGAGTGCATCCAGCAAACGGCTCTCACTGTATTCCGCGTCCCGCCGCCATGTATTCTTGATTTCCTGCAGGATGGTCAGTGATACCGCAAATTTGACTGCGTAGCTTTTCATCAGCTCGTTTGCAATCCCTGCCGCAATCCTTGTTTTCCCACTGCCCTTTGTCCGGGACCAGATAAACAGTCCCATCCCCTGCTCCCTCTGGTTCTCAAAATCCCCGAGGTACGCTTTTATGATCCGGCAGGCATCCGACACTTTCTTCCTGCTGTCCCGCTCCCGGTACACATCCATCCGAAATGTTTTCAGTTCCATTCCCCTGAATGCTTCCGGGATATCCGCAAACCGCAGCCGCCGCAACATGACCGCACGCTCCCGGCACTTACACGGCACGGCTGTTTCAATACCGTCCTTTTCGGTCAGAATCCATTCGCTGCCCTTGCAGACTGGGCACACATCAGAACCCTTCGAAACATCCGGAACATCCGCGTTCTTCAAGCAGTTCGTTGAGCGCTTTTTCACGCGCTCCAGTATTCCGTTGATCATGTTTTTCATCTGCTGGTCCATCATCCACTCCTTCCAGGTATTGCATAAACAGGTTTTCTTTCAAAAAGTTCTCCGGGTTCTTGATGTACCGGGCTGGTGTCTTTTTCCGCTGGCAGGCAATAGCATAATTCTCTGCCGCTGCAATCAGGCCAGCTTCCGACACTCCGGCATCAACCGCATTGCAGTATTCCGTCTCTGCCAGATAACCAATGCAGGTTTTCGGATAGGCTGCGGCAAAATCTGCAAACCGTTCCACGGGGGATATAGGGGGTGTGTTTCTTTCCTTCTTCCCTTCTTTCTTTTCTTCTATTGTTGTCGTTTGAATGTCGTTAGAATGTCGGTTGCCTGTCGGTTGCCTGTCATTTTGCTTGTCGGTTGTCTGGTACAAATCGTACTTAACCACTGTAAATACAGTAAATTTGTTTGTCGTTTTGCTTGTCACTTCGCCTGTCTTTTTCAGATGTGAAATTGCGGTGCGGATTTCGCGCTCCGTAAGCCCTGTTTCGCCCGACAGCTTCCCGATGGATGAGACAAACGATCCACGTGGAACCGTTGTCCCTTTGAAATTTCCATCCTTCCAGTTGGCTTTCAGAAGCATATGGATAAACAGCCGGGTTGTATTGATATCTGTGTACCATTCCCATTCCAGTAGCCCGCGGCTCAGCTTTATGTAGTTGCCATCCAATCACTCCACCTCCCGAATCAGCACTTCTCGCCACCTTTCAAATGTCATTTTCATTCCGCCTTCACAACAATTCCATACACCTTATACATCTGCCGGAACCGGATCACTCCCATCTGGTGAGCAATCGTATGGTGCTCCCTGCACAGGCAGATCTTCTTATAACCCGAATCATCCACCTTCCGGCGGTTATTTCCCATACCGATTGCATCTTCATGATGGATTTCCCCATCCTTGCCGCAGATGGCACACTTTTTATGCATTAGGCAGTAATACAGATACCGCCCGATATCATCCGTCCGGTCAATCGCATTGTCTGAAAGCGGGATTCCCCACTCTAAAGCAAATTCCAAGATCGTATTGATAAACTCCCGCGCCGTATCCATAGAGCAATTGGAAAGACTGAAATCAGGATCTCCTGTACGGATCATGTGCTCGTCCTTCAAAATTCTTTTCATCTGCTCCGACGGATATCCTGTCCAGTCTGCAATATCACGGATGGTTGCGTATGCTTTTTTTCGCTGTTCCGCAGATATGTGCCGCCCGTCATCAAACCGGATCTCTGCATTCTTGATCTTCTTTCTCTGGAGCAGCCCCCCAAGTTTCATTCCCGGAACAGAAACAACAAGATCTGTTCCATCGCTGTTTTCCCGGTACTGCTTCACATCTACCATCGTATACATCAGTCATCACCATACTTCGATTTCAGACTGTTCAGCATTGTACCAACATCTTCTGCTGATAAACTGTCCCAAGTCTTTCCGTTGCTCGTGATCCAGTATTCAAGATTCACCTTATGTTTGAGGCACAGGTCTTTCAGGATCTTAATATTTGCCGGGCTCGGCTTCTCCTCATTCCTCGGAATGATGTTGTTAAACGGCTGCATTTCTTCTTTGAGCCACAGGTTAAATCCAAGCCCCGTATGAATTGCCACACACTTTACAAAGGACCGGCACATACTGTTCCATACCCTCTGCTGGCTCATGGAATTATCCTTGACCGGATTGGAGCCATTCATCACCGGTGACTGCATTTCATACTCATTTTCATCAATAACGACATGTATCCGTGTCTCATAGCATCGGTTTGTATTTCCTTTGCTATCTGTGAAATCTTTTGAAACCATACGCAAAGAACTTCCCGTTCCCTCATCCGGAATCGGCACCCAGTAAACTTTCTTTGCACCATTCTCATGCAGCAAATCAATACATTTTGCCCAATTGAGATACGTCATTCCATCCCGTTCCTGGCAATATGGAGTTACGTCAATTTTGCGCATTTCTTCCCACGATTTAAGTGCCATACATCATATCCTCCAACTTCATTTCCATCTGTCCATCCCTGCCACTTCTATATGCTGCAAGGATGTTTTTATTGTTCTCCTTTTTCTTTTCCAGGCAGTCACATGATTCACCCGGATCAAGATGTGCCCCACAATAGGGGCAGGGTCTGTAATACATCACACCACCTTCCGGAAGCATGAAACCATACAATCTTCACAGTAGATTTCTCCGCCAACGTCATAACAATAATCATCCTGAATATGATCACCGCAGCAGACACACACCGGCCGTTGTTCCAGCCATTTGTCCTGCTCATCCTCATGCATCCGGAAGAAATCATAATTATCCGGGATCGTTTCCATTGTCGGCTCCTTCCTGCAGCAGATCATAGATTGCCTTTGCTTCACCTTTTTGCAGCAGATCATAGATCCAGTCCGCTGTCTCATCATCCTGCCCGTCTATCAGCACCGCATAGATCTGCTCCATCGGTTCGTCCATAAGTGGACACGCTGCCTCTGTGTAAATAAATGATCCTGCATTATTCAGAATCTTTTCTGCATCCTTGCAGTGCAAATACGCACTTACAAGGGATTCAATCTGACTTAAATTCATATTTTCCACTTGCACATTAAATATATTTTTTGTAAAATAATAGCATAGCATTTTTAATGCTTATTTTTCTTTTGTTTCCCGAGAGAGAAACACCCCCCCAATTAGATGGAATCATTGCTTTGGTCGGCTGATTCCATCTTTTTTATTTCCACATCCAACACTTCCTTGAAATCCCCATCATTTTTCTTTTCCTTTCGCGGGTACGTGAGATTCGAAGCTTCATTCGGATATTGCGGATACATACGCTTTATTTCACTGATGTGCATTTTTCTCCTTTCCTGACTTTCCGTAGCTGCTGTATACGACGCTCAGTTTCTTTCCGCTCTTTTTCCACTCTCTCGAGTGTGTATGCCACATGTGCGATCACCGCGCCAGCAATTACCATTCCTGCGGCAATTATCCAGCCAACTCCTTTCGAGCCCATCGCTGTTGCACCAAGCGCCATAATTGCGACTCCGATCTTAAATACTCTTTCTTTCATATTTCTCCTATTCCGGAATTTCCTTAAACTCCACTGTGATCTTCAATCCAAGATCATCTGCCAGCCGGAAAAAGTTCTCAACGTTCATTCTTTCTGGCTTTCTGATCCAGTTTTGGATTGTTTTCTCCGTAACTCCAAACTTCGGGGCAAGGTCTGCCGGATCTTTGCCTTGTTGTGCCTGTCCGCCCGCCATCATTCCGCGAACGTAGGCCATTTTCTTCTTTGTGGCGCTCTGCGCAAGATTCGTTTTCGGCATTTTCTCGCTCTCCTTTCTACTGTTACCTTGAAATAATTTCTTTTGGATGTTACCCTTTATATGCCCGGCAAGAAACGGAGTAACATATGTTTGAAAAAGAAAAAACTAACTGTCCTCGAAATAAACGAGAAGTAATAATTACTCATTGCTATGAGAAGATAAACGATGTCAATGTTGATATCTCTCATAGTTGCCCACTTCGTTCTCAAATCAGATGTGATGGAACAGAAGATGGGATAAATAAATGTCACTTAATTAGGAACTACAAAAGCTAAAAATTAAGTATCATGCCGGGCTTTTTCCAATTCCGCTACTTTCTCCTTCAATTTTTCGAGATCTTCTTTCATTCCTCTCTGCCGCAGATCCATCCAGTAAAGCCGATCATATGCATGCGCTTCCAGATCAATTTCATGCTTCAGCTTTCCGAGTTTTCCAAAAATGTACTGCTGTAATCTGTTCATACTCACTCTCCCTTCTGTTACTTTCTCTCCTATGTTCTTCGTGTTATAATCTCCTTACAGGACGTTGCCGCGTCCGAGTATTACGAAAGGAGATCTCACTAAATGCAAAATTTTGATGCTTTTGTACAAGCTTTAGATCAATCAGAGATCATTGCCCGTGGTGCAGAAAGTGTAGATGTAAATAGCAATCCAGTCACCAATGCGTCTGCACTTTCCACATCAATCAGCCTTGAAATTCTTCGCCAGTACCATGAATGGCTGATGAAACAGCTCTCATAACACCTTTTTCAACACTTTCTATACAGGGTTTCTGAAAGTACATGGCTCTTGCGGACACCAGCTCTGCAAGAGCCTTTGTCTTCTCTGCGACCTCATGTTCACGTTCTTTATCAGATGAAATGACTTCACTGATATGAATTGCTAATGCTTCTATAAGCTTATCTACTGCCTCCACGTTCTCACTCTCCCTTCTGCGGTCCTTTTTATTGGACGCACAACGCTGTATCCTGCTCTTAGGTACGAATTGTTTTTCGCTCATCCTCAAACCTTGTCAAATCGTCCTCGGAAATTCTGTATTCTCTACCGAGCTTGATTGCATTGAGTTTCTTCTGGCGAATCCAGTCCCATACCGTAATGACTTTTACCTTGTATCTCTCTGCAACTTCGTCACAAGTGTACATTTTCGACAAAAATATCCCTCCTTTTTGTATGGATTTTATACTTGTGTATACCTCGGTTTAGTGATATATTAGGTTTGTCAAAACGAATTAAATCACTAAACCGAATTATCTCGTCTGGTCAACGAATCAGTTCGTATTACCGAGGTATGTCTATACTATATCTCGTTATACCGAACTTGTCAATAGTTTTATTTCGTTTTCCCGAGATATTTTAGAAAGAGGGAAAATTATGTATGAAATATTTGAAAAGCTATGCAAGGAAAAAGGCATAACACCGTATCGTTTTTGCAAAGATACTGGAATTAATTCATCTACAATAAGTACATGGAAAAATAAAGGTTCTGAATGCTCTGCAAAAACGGCAAAGGCAATATGCGAATACTTCAATGTAACAATGGACTATCTAATGACAGGGGGAACACAAATAGATGATCCTTATGCCATTACTGCATCGGATGAAAGAGATATTGCCAAAGACATGGAAAATATGCGCAACAAATTATTAGATGAATCTGCTGGTCCACTATCCTATGACGGAGAACCGATACCAAAAGATGATGCCGAGTTGCTGCTCGGACAAATAGAATTGATGATGCGCAAATTGAAACCGATCAATAAAGAAAAATATAATCCTAACAAAAACAAAAAGTAGGTGTTACATAATTGAGAAAAGACATAAAACAGTTAGTCAATTATTATGTAAGAAAATTTAATACCAGAAATCCATATGATCTTGCAAAAAGCCTAAATGTAGAGGTTCAAATTGGAGAGCTTGGCAGTCGCGCTGGATGTTATATGTTCCTAAAAAACCATAAATGCGTATTTCTGAACGAAGATCTGGAAGAAAATGAAATGCGGCTCGTAATGGCTCATGAGCTTGCACACTCGATTATGCACAGGAAAGAGAATTGTTACTTTATAAGAAACAAAACTTTGCTGCTCACATCCAAGATGGAAATTGAAGCAAATACATTTGCCGCTGAGCTACTTATACCGGACGAATTGATTTTAGAAAATCCAGGCATATCGGCAGATCAGATAGCAAGAATCGCTGGATATGATAAAAAAATCATGAATTTTAAAAATAAAATCTTGATTTAGGGAGAACAATTATGTTTTTTGATAAAATCTTGAATTTTTTCAAAATAGAGAATCTATACAAAGAATCTGATTTTAGAGACTCTCATTTTCAATCAAATAACATTAAGTGTGATAATACTGCTCATCAAACAGAAAATTATATTGGTCCTGCCTCAACTCATGAGCATGTTATGGAAATACTGTCTTATTGGAGTCAACATCAATATCAAAAAGTTAATTATAATTACTATCGAGAAGCTTCTTCTTCTGAAAAACAAGAATATGCTCTGATAGATATATTATCCTGTTTTTCAAAAGGGGCTCGCAATTTACATAGCTTTTCGCAAAACAGGTTGCATGATCTCGGGATTATCAATTTTGACTCCTATACTCAGTTCTTGATTTCAGAAAAATATATTATGCGGGCGGATATAATAAATACACTTATTGCAAAATATAATTCTCAAGAATTAAAAACAATAGCCGAAAGTGTAGGAGTAAAAAAGACTGGTAATAAATCCGAATTGGCGCAACGAATTGCAAATGAGCTTTCTTCTTCTGAGGTAAATAGAATACTCAGTGAAAATCCATTATATATTCTTTCTGAAAAGGGGCATTCTTACCTTGCAGCAAATGAAGATTATGTGCCACTACATAAATATTTATATTTGATTTCACTCGCAGAATTTAATGATAACAGAATACCTAATGGCGGACGATACCACCGGAACTTTTATGACACAATGTTTCAGATTTTAACAAATAGGAAGTTCTTTTTTGAACGCCATAGGGACTTCGAAGATGTTGGTTCAATATCTTTACAACTATACAATATGCTAATTGAAGAATCAAAGAAAACAACCAACAATGTTCCTGCCGATGTTATATCAACTAACTACGTTGAAAATTTGTATATACAAACGTGTTTTTGTTTTCACGCATATAGCTCGTTGGAGCATGGCGTTTTCCCCAGTTCTTACAACAGTTATATTGTTCCAAAGCCAAATAAAGATACCGAAAAATTAGCAAGCCAAGAACCTTATATAAATTATGAATTGTTATTTATCAATAAACCTCCAAGTTTCTTTACATATAGCGAATTCAAACAATACATCCACGAAATGTTATCTGGTCAAATGTTTGATGGGCAGAAATGGGATTTAAAAATTCAAAATAGAGTAAGGGAATTTGACAATATGATTAAAGGAGAATACTAATATGGCACTATTCAAATGTCCAGAATGTGGAGACTTAATTAGTACTGAAACTATTCACTGCCCCAAATGTGGATATGACGTGCATACATATATGGAAGAAAACGGGGATAAAATTCAGTGCAATCATTGTTGGAAATTAAATACTCCAGGATCAACGCGCTGCATATATTGTGGAAATAATCTACAATATTCAAATACAGTGCGTCAAGGACTTCCAAAAGATGAAATGAAACAGGAAAAAGTAGAGGAGCATGAAAGAAAGACTCTTCCACTGATTATAACCGTTGTTATAATTGTTTTATTATTGCTCTGCTTAGTACCAAAAGTTTTTGTAATTGTATAATAAAAACCGCCCCGGTGCTGAAACACCGAGACGGCAAACGTGCTCCGAAGATACACGCCGTGAACAAGCATATTGTATCATTCGGAGCGCGATAAATCAACTACCGCGCTATTTTTGCGCCTATTTTTAGGAGGATACAATATGGCTAAAGCAAAAAAACTACCATCCGGCAAATGGAGAACACAGGTATACGACTACACAGAAGTTTTGCCAGACGGGAAAAAGAAAAAACATATGCGGTCTTTTACAGCCGATACAAAAAAAGAGTCTGAATACTTGGCATCACAGTTTGCCTTTACTAAAAAATCCACTCCAACTACAGCTATGACGCTCATAGAAGGGATTGACAGGTACATAGAAACCTATTTAGAGGTATTATCTGCCACTACTATATCAGGATATAAAACCATCAAGGATAACGCCTTTAAAACCGTTATGAATGTTCCGATCAGCAAAATAAACAGCGATATTATGCAACGTGCCATAAACGAAGAGTGTAAAAGAAAATCCGATTCCAGACGTTGCAAGGGAAAGCCTATCTCTTCCAAAACGGTAGTAAACGAATATGGTCTAATATCCACAGTGATAAAAAAATATTCCCCTGGAACCATATTGGATGTAAAACTGCCAACCCCGGCAAAAGTTATACACGACATTTCATCACCGAATGTAATTTTCAACATGGTAAAAGGCACAGAGATTGAATTGCCAGTGTTGCTTGCAATGTGGTTAAGTTTCACACTGTCGGAAATAAAAGGATTAACCAAGTCCGGATCTATAAAAGGGGATTATATTTTTATAGATCAGGTTACCATTACAGTTGATGGGAAAGAAATTGACAAAAAGATTGCAAAGAATGACGCTCGTAACAGAATGTTACTGATGCCGGAATACATTAAAGAACTGATTGACAAAGTGACTACTGACAGATTGGTTACTCTAAGCGCAAAGGCTGTAGCAAACCGGTTTACTTATATGCTTAAGAAGAATGGTCTACCTCATATGTCTTTCCACGATTTGCGGCACGTGAACGCGTCAGTGATGGCAATGCTGAACGTTCCGGACAAATATGCAATGGAACGCGGCGGGTGGAAAACAGATAAGATCATGAAAGGAACCTACATGCAGACGTATCGGGCAGAACGAATCGCCGTAGATCAAAAAATAGACGATTATTTCAATAACTTTATCGACAAAAGTTCACACGAAAGTTCACACGAAAAATAAAAAGGTGCTTATTTAAGCACCTTTTTTAGTGGACTAGACGGGAG